TACGGCGTCACCTGGGACGACAGTTCGCAGGGCGCGGAGCTCTACGACGACTTCATCGCCGCGGCTGTCGCCGAGGCGATCACCGAGGATGCCGCCTGGTATTGCTGGCACGCCTCCCGCCGCCAGGCGATGCTCGAGGCCTGCTGGGAAAAGGCCGGTGCCTTCGTCCATCAGCAGATCATCTGGGTGAAGGACCGCGGAGTTCTCACCCGGTCGCACTACCTCTGGAAACACGAGCCTTGCTTCATGGGTTGGCGCCGCCCGAACCGCCCGCCGAAGGTGGCCGAGGAAACGCTGCCGTCCACCTGGGAGATGCCGTCCTTCGCGAAGGACGAGCGGCCCGACCACCCGACGCCGAAACCGCTCGACGCCTTCGGGATCCCGATGCGCCAACATGTTGCGCGGGGCGGCCTCTGCTACGAGCCGTTCTCGGGCTCCGGCTCGCAGATCATGGCGGGCGAGGCCAACGGCCGTCGTGTGTTCGCGATGGAAATCAGCCCGGCCTATGTCGATGTCGCGGTCGAGCGATGGCAGGCCGAGACCGGCCGCGACGCGATCCTCGACGGCGACGGTCGGACCTTCGCGCAGGTGAGGACCGAGCGGCTGGGCGACGATGCCGAAGCCCCGGCCGATCCCTCGGCAACGGACACCACCCCCGAACCCGCGCGAAAGCGCAAGACCGCCGCGTGACATGCATGACCTGGCTCTACCTTCCTCCGTTGACGCTTCCGGAGCCGGAAACGCATGCCTCTTCGGCCTCTCGCTCTGCTCCGGCGCCGGCGGGCTCGACCTCGGCCTCACCATTGCCTTGCCCGGATATCGAACTGTGGTCCATGTCGAACGGGAAACATACGCCGCGGCCATTCTCGTGGCCCGGATGGAAGAGGCGGCCCTGGATCCGGCACCTGTCTGGGACGACGTTGGAACCTTCGATGGCCGAGATTGGCGCGGCGCGGTGGACATCGTCACTGCGGGCTATCCGTGCCAGCCGTTCTCCGTCGCGGGCAAACGCCGGGGTGCCGACGACCCCCGCCACCTCTGGCCGCATGTCGCCCGCATCATCGGCGAGGTCGCGCCGCCCTTCGTCTTCCTCGAGAACGTCGCCCATCATCTCCGCCTCGGCTTCCCCGAAGTCGCCGGAGGATTGGTCGACATGGGCTACCGCCTTGCGGCGGGCCTCTTCACGGCGGCGGAAGTCGGCGCGCCGCACAAGCGGGAGCGGCTCTTCATCCTCGCCCATCGCGAGCACGACCAACTGGCCGACCCCGCGCGCCTGCTCCGGGACCCGCTCGAGCGGCGGCAACCGGACCGAGATGCTCGCCCGCTGGCCGACGCCGATGGCGAGCGACGGCAACAAGCCGAGCGCGGGCAAGCGCAAGGCGGCCGACCTGACCGGCGTGAGCCGGATGTGGATGACCCCGACAGCGCGGGATCACAAGGATGGAGCGACGACATTGGCGAACACGCCGGTGAACGGCCTGCTTGGCCGCCAGGTCCTGGCGACGCCGACGGTTGGCGGAAGCTCCTGCGATATGCCCCGGACCTTGAACCCAGCATTCGTCGAGGCGCTGATGGGCTGGCCCACCGGGTGGACCGCCTTCGGCTCTGCGGCAACGGCGTGGTCCCGCTGGTTGCCGCGTATGCGCTCAGAACTTTGGCGGCTCAATTGCTGGCCGATGGATGAGGACGTCGCATGAAGCAATCCCGGCTCATGTCGCTGATCGAGGCCATCGCCAATGTGGTGGTCGGCTACGGCGTCGCGGTCGGCACGCAAATCCTGATCTTCCCGATTTTCGGGCTGCACACGACGCTGGCGCAGAACCTGAAGATGGGCGCGGTGTTCACGTTGGTGAGTATCGCGCGGTCCTTCGCCTTGCGGCGGGTGTTCGAGGCAATCCGGGTCGCGTCGAGGAACGACCGACCGACCTAGCGGAGAGCCGACGGTCAGGTTCGAAGTTGTCGCTATCCCGTTCAGATTCTATGGTTTCTCAAAGTGTAGGATGGGCATGAAGAACCGTTTCCCGTCCAGGCCAATCGACGGGATCGAGATTTTGAAGGATTCAGACCAGCATACGACGAATTCCGACACCTTGCCGGATGGCCTCGAGGCCCTTCGGCGGGAACTGAGCCTCTCGGACGTGATGGGCTTGATCGAGCGCACCGCGCGATGGGTCGACCCGACGACGTTCAAGTATCTGCCGGTCTGGTACCCGGAGCATGCGCGACGCGCGCTGTTCTACAAGGCCAACTGGTCCGAACCGCAGATGAACCGAAACCGCCAGACCGGCGTCAGTATCCACAAGTCCGAAGGAAACGTTCATGCGAACAAGGCGCTGACGCTCGCTCTCGGCCTTCGGGCCGGAGAACGACCGAACTGGTCATGCTGCCACATCTGGGGCGTCGACGACGCGTTCTACCAAGTCAGCAACGCAGTGGTTCAGGACCGACGCTTTTTCTCCTGCGTCGCGAACATGGTCCTGCTGCCGACGCCCTTGAAGGCGTTCACGGACGTCATGACCGACGTAAAGATGATGCTTCGCGTCTGTGCGCTGCACCTCTACGGCTGGTCCTGCGACCACGACGTCGTAGCGGACATCGCGGGTCAGGTTGCCGACTGGGAGAATTGGGACGCCTATCCGGAGAGCTGGCCCAAACCGGGTCGGACGACGCTCCCGCTGGGCACGGCCAAGTTTTCGCCTAGGATCAAGGCGGCGGCAGACCGCAGGAAGGCCGCCATTCGTAAAGATCTGACATCCGCTGGTCCGCACTATCCGCGGGAAGAGGTCCGCAAGGTGCTAGATTACTGGAATATCTCGCTCTGAGAGAAGGAAGCCGCCGCCCCAAGCGGGGGCAGCGGCATCGGACCGAGGTGTTCTGCGGCTCTAGTCGCTGGGCAGGCTGTAGACCCTCCCGCGTCCGTCGATTTTCTCGGAGGTGATCCTCAGACCGAGCCGCTTCTTCAGCGCGCCGGACATGGCGCCTCTCACAGTGTGCGACTGCCATCCCGTGGCGGCAACGATCTCGTCGATGGTCGCGCCGCCGTCGGCGCGGAGCATCTCGATCAGCCGGGCCTGTTTGGTGCCGCTGCGTGGCTTGCGGGTCTTGGGCGCGGGAGCGGCCTCGGCGGCTTCGGGCGCGCCTTCGCTCGAGCCCTGCTCGATGCCGATGTGGGCAAGCCCCGCGTCGGTGATGCGCAGGAGAATGGCGCGGCCGTCCTCGTCGTTGCGCCAGATGCGGTTCAGCGCGGGGTCGGCCTTGGCGAAGTGGTCGGTCGGAGTCGCCTCGACCAACCCCCGTCGGAGCAGGGCGTCGATGACCTTGTGCGCTGCGCCTCCGCGCAAGCTGCCGGGAAGCGGCAGGACGTTCCGGTCGTCGCGTTGCGCAGCGGCGCTGAGGATCACGAGTTGGGTGTCAGATAGCTTGGTCATCTGGGGTCTCCGAGTTCTGGCCCGCGTCATGCGGTGCCTTCTATGACCCCGAGCCGCGCCTCGGCGCGGCGGGAGTGCCGGCAGCGCCGGGGATCACTCGGCGTATTCGCCTTTGCCGAACAGGAAGTCGGTGATCTCCCTGAGGTCGCTGGCGACGTGGTCGAGCGACCCGACGCTGCCCCAGTTGACCGCCTCGGGATCGAACCCGAAGTGATCGTCGCTGAGCGCCTGCAAGCGGGCCAGCATCTCGTCGATCTCGGCCTTTTTGCCAATGAAGGCCGCAAGCGCGGCTTCGTGGTTGCACCGGGCCTTCTCGGCGCGGAGTTCGTGGCGGGGCGTGGTCTGGGGGTTCAGGCGGGTCATGGTTGGCTCCGTGGTGAGTTGCATCGTCCTTGTGATGACACGTTCGCTCTGGTCGGGAGGCTTATCAACTACATAAGCACATGATTTTGCATGATAATCGGAGCGCGTCATGGAGGGGTTGAGCGAGCGCCAGTATGCCGCCCGTGTCGGCCTGTCGCGCGGCGCGATTCAGAAGGCGAAGGCGACCGGGCGACTGGTGCTGCACGACGATGGCAGCATCGACGCCGAGGCCAGCGATGCCCTGCGCGCGCAGGCGACCGATCCGTCGAAGACGCGGAAACCTCCACAGCCGAAGCTCAAGCCCGTCCCGGAAGCGGCGGTGTCCGCCGTTGGCGAGACGCTCAAGGAACAGGGGATGGCCGCGCCGCCGGTTGGTAGCGGCACGACCTTCCTGCAGGCCAAGACGGCGAACGAAGTGCTGAAGGCGCAGGAGCGACGCATCCGGCTGCAAAAGCTGAAGAGCGAGTTGATCGATCGGGCCCGCGCGCTGTCGCTGGTGTTTCGACTGGCGCGGCAGGAGCGCGACGTCTGGGTCAACTGGCCCGCGCGTGCGGCGGCGCTGATGGCTGCAGAGCTGGGTGTGGAGCCCGCCAAGATGCAGAAGGTTCTGGAGAAACATGTCCGTGCCCAGCTCGACGATCTCGCCGAGGTCAAACCCGATCTCCGATGAGGATTTCGATGGCGCGGCGGAGATCCTGCGTGCCTGGGGTGAAGGCCTCAAGCCGGATCCGGACTTGACGGTGTCGGAATGGGCGGACCGGCACCGGATGCTCTCGGGGCGCGCCTCGGCTGAACCGGGGCGATATCGCACCGTCCGCACGCCCTACATGGGCGAGATCATGGACCGACTGTCGCCCGGCGATCCGACACAGCGGATCGTGTTCATGAAGGCCGCGCAGGTTGGTGCGACCGAGGCGGGGAACAACTGGATTGGCTTCGCGATCCACCAGGCACCGGGGCCGATGCTGGCTGTCCAGCCGACGGTGGAACTGGCGAAACGGAACTCCCGCCAGCGGATCGACCCGCTGATCGACGAGAGCCCGGAACTGCGGGAGCGGGTCAAACCGGCACGCTCGCGGGATGCTGGCAACACGATGCTGTCCAAGGAATTCGCGGGCGGCATCCTGATCATGACCGGTGCGAACTCGGCGGTCGGGCTGCGCTCCACCCCGGCGCGCTACATCTTTCTCGACGAGGTCGACGCCTATCCGGCGTCGGCCGACGAGGAAGGCGATCCGGTGACGCTGGCCGAGGCGCGGTCGCTGACCTTTGCCCACCGGCGCAAGGTGTTCCTGGTCTCGACCCCGACGATCCGGGGGCTCTCCCGGATCGAACGCGAGTTCGAGGCATCGGACCAGCGGCGATACTTCGTGCCGTGCCCGTATTGCGGGCAGATGCAGTGGCTGAAATTCGAGCGGCTACGCTGGGAGAAGGGCCGGCCGGAAACGGCGGACTACCGTTGCGAGGCCTGCGAGGTGCCCATCGCGGAACACCACAAGACGGCGATGTTGCAAGCGGGCGAATGGCGTCCGACCGCCACGGCGGCCGATCCGAACACCGTCGGCTATCACCTCTCGGCGCTCTATTCACCCATCGGCTGGCTGAGCTGGGAGCGGATCGTGCGGGCATGGGAGGCGGCCCAAGGGTCGGACGAGGCAATCAAGGCGTTCCGCAACACGATCCTTGGCGAGACATGGGTCGAGACCGGCGAGGCGCCCGATTGGCAGCTGCTTTACGACCGGCGTGAACGCTGGAATCCGGGCATCGTTCCCGCGGGCGGATTGTTCCTGACCGCCGGGGCGGACGTGCAGAAAGACCGCATCGAGGTCGATGTCTGGGCCTGGGGGCGTGGGCTCGAAAGCTGGCTTGTCGATCACGTGGTGATCGAGGGCGGACCCGACCGGCAGGATGCCTGGGGCGACCTGACCGAATTGCTCAGCCGTACCTGGCCGCATGAGCGCGGCGCGCATCTGAAGATCGCGCGGCTTGCCATCGACACCGGCTACGAGGCTCCGGCGGTCTATGGCTGGGCGCGGGCGGAGGGCTTTGCACAGGTCGCGCCCGTCAAGGGCGTCGAGGGGTTCAATCGGGCAAGCCCGGTCTCCGGGCCGACCTATGTCGACGCCACCGAGGGCGGCAAGCGCCTGCGGCGGGGCGCGCGGCTTTGGACCGTGGCGGTCTCGACGTTCAAGGCCGAAACCTACCGCTTCCTGCGGCTGGC